GTAATACAATTAATCGTTTCATTTGATTTTACCAAGTTCTTGAAGGACTAAGATTTTAGATGTTGTAGCAGAGAGCAATGAATCAGACCTCTTGAGTTGAATCCCAAGAGCATCAATCTTTGCTTCCAACTTTTCTATCTTGCTTCCTTGCCGTTCAATCTGCTCGGTGTATTGCATCTTTTGGTCTACATACAAGTAACCAATTGCAATTAATGTTATGAACAGAAAACCTTTTACTGGGTCTTTGCTGAACTGCTCAAATGAAATCGGTAATGCACTAATTTTTTTATCCATTTTCGTTTTTCTCTTTTTGGAGTTCTTCGCCAATTTTTGCGTTAGTGTCTTGAAGTTGCTTCTGCAAATACTCAATTTGAGCAAGGATGTCATAGGCTTGTGCCTTCAGTTCTGTCAAGTTCATAGTTTATAATTTAGGTATAAAAATACTAAAAAAATACATTATGGAGTGCCTAAAAGTGCCGGTATAGTATAAATGTTGCCATCTATTTCTACCATTATATGCCTATCTGGAGTTATAGTACCACTAAAGACATCACCAAGCTTCCAGGGTTTTGCGGTGTATCCCGTTGGAGGCGCGGTTGTTACTGCACCGGATTTGCTCACACTAAACATTGTTGTAAAATCAACCTTTAAATTGAGCAATTTCGAAGATGCGCCGCTCGCCGTATTTGTTGCGTTAACATCAATCAATGACGGATTTCCCGTTGTGTTCCACGTTGTATCTAAATATAAAGTTGGTTGAGATGATGATCCACTAACAATTTGTCCGCTTCCATATAGATTGCTATCAATACCGGAGTTTGAATTGGATACCAATCCACCACTCAAAGCAGCAATTGCGCCCGCAACAGTCAATTTATAATCAACAAAAGTTAAAGTTCCAATGCCGACATTGGTTCCGCTTTCATAAATTAAACTATTGCCCAACGCGGTGCCGCTTGTCCATTTCGATAGATAGTTGGTAGTACCGCTACCCGTCACTCCCCCACCACTAACAGTCCAGGTACGATTGGCCGTTAGGTCATATGTTGTACCATTAATGGTGAGGGTTCGTGTTACGGGAACCGACTCAGTTTGGTTTGATATGATTGACCGATTAATCCTCATTAGATGATGGTCAGATTAAGTTTCTCAGCCGACCAATTGTAAATCCATGCGTTGATTGCCATTGCAGGTTGGTCACCCCAAGCAACATATTCCTCGCCAGAAATGGTGAGATTGCCTTGAGCAACTTGCTCACCCATTGATTCAACACCTTCAGCATCTACAACTTTGGTGAATAGTTGCCAATAGTTCGTTGCTGAATTTTCATAGTTGTCATTGATGCAGGTTACTTGAAAATACTCTGCTGATTTGCTTTCGCCATTTACCCATATTGTAACGGGTGAGATTTGTTTTGCCATTTTTATATTTGTTTAAATTTTTAAATTACGAATGTCCATCCTGTGCTTTTGTAAACATATAATCCCTCTACCGCATCTGTGCAATACACAATAAGACCAACTGCTGGACTGCTTATTGCCGTTCTCTGTGCATTTGTCATCCGAGGTGGGAGGAAACCTTTTGTTGTTGAATCAACTTGAAGGATTGCAGATGTAGAGAGCGATGAAGTACCAATACCTACGTTTCCTGTTGAGGTTATACGAAGCCTTTCAGATAGTGTAGTATTATTTCCCGTATTAAAAACAAGTCCTAATGCACCTCCAGTTCCATCATCATATGCTGAAATACTTGCTGCCAAGTTACCCTCCGCCCATCCAATAATACCTCCAAAATAATTTGTTGTAGTTGGAGCAACAAGCAAAAACGAAGCATCAGAAGTACTATTGCTTATTGTAGATGAATTAATAGTTAGTTGAGAATATACCCTACTTGTAAAACGTGCCGTTCCGTTGACTTGAAATTTCTCACCTGAGTCAGTCGTAGTTCCCACAAGGAGGTTGCCGCCACTTGTGATGCGGAGGCGTTCAGTATTTGCCGTAGAAAAAACAATAGGTTGTGCGTTTGCTAAACTTATGTTACCTACACTACCAGTATACCAAAATCCAAAGTTATCCGATGTTCCTGAATAATAACCACCACTATTTGTTCTATTAAGAAAATTAGAACTGCCAAATAAATCCCCACTCACCCTCGCAGTTCCGTTGACATCGAGTAAAAACGTACTCTCAGTCGTTGTTCCCAACAATAGGCGACCTGCGGTTGTTAAACGCATTCTTTCATTGGTAGGGTCTGTAACAATGTTTCCAATCGTTGAACTTGCATAGAATCTTATGCTTTGTGCAGTCGCTATTTGCAAATCAGTTGTACTTGCAGTATCAATACCAATAACAGATACCAATGTCCCACTTGAGTATAATCCAATTGAAGCTGCGGTACTTCCATTCGCTTGCTCTATATTTAATCTTCTCGGTGCATTTGTTGTTGCGATAGATAGTCTTCCCCCCAAATAATTATTCGCAGTCCCTGCCCCATACAATCCCCAACCGCTATTGTTTGACCATTCAATACTACGCCAATCAGCAGCTGCGGTGAGGGTAGGGTTAACGTACAATCCCCTTGTGATGCCGTTTGCACCGCCTGTTTGGTTGATTGTTGGTGTAACACGCAATGATGTATGAGATGCACCTCCGCTTGTAGGATTAAATGCATTTCTTTCTATGCTTACAAAACTTTCAGAAGATTGAAAACCATCACCAGCAATTACTACTTGACCAGCAGCATTTACAAGAAATCTTCCGTTTTGATTTGCTTGTTCAATGCGTAAAATATTTGTTGTGTCATTGTTGGTAGTACCTCTTATTGTAGTTTGTCCATTTAACAACGTTGTCCCCTGCACCTGCAAACGCTGACCGCCATCGGTGGTGGTTCCCAACAATAGGCGACCTGCGGAGGTTATTCTTGCACGTTCAGTGTCGCTGGTATTAAAAACTAATGGATGTGATGATTGAGAACCTATTACTACTGCATCTCTAAATGAAGTATTACCTGTTGCACTTCCTCCTATTCCAAAATATGCATTTGCACTTGTCATTGCTCCGCTTATAAAAATGCTATTATATGCAGAAGTAGAAGAAGAAGGTTGATAAAATCTTGTGTTGTATGAAACATCTCTTGCATTTACATCTAAAACATAAATAGAAGATGGAGATGCGTTATTAATACCAACGCTTGTACCATTATCAAATATCTGACTATTGCCTATCGCACTCCCACTTGTCCATTTAGGCAAGAAGTTTGTTGTACCGCTACCGCCAACCTTACCGCTAAATGTTGACCAATCAGCAGAACTCAATGCACCTCTATTGGTTGCACTTGCAGTTGGTAGGTTGAATGTATGTGTGTCTGTTGCTGAACTAATCGCAAAGTCTGTTCCACTTGTACCCGTTGCAAAGTATTGAGTATTTGCAGTCAAACCATTAAAAGCACTTACTCCACCTGCGAAGTTTGTAATTATCTCACATAAATGTGAATTTTCGGTGTGCATTGTAATAGTCCTACCGCCCGTACTATTGACAATGTAAACTCTTATTGCTAATCTATCAGTAGATAATAAAGTTGTCTGAGGAATTGCTAATGATGTCAGATATAAGTCTATTAATGTTCCACTTGTAATTGCTTCAGGAACTGCTGATGATGATGCAATAGATGTAAAAGTTGTGCCGTCATATTTTAGTAATTCAACATAAAAGGCAGGTGTACCACCCGAAGATGATGCACTAAAATACATTTCAAAATTCCAAGCACCAGCAGGTATTTCTAATCTATTTGGGTCTGCTACATCTGTTAAGAATTGAGAAATTAAACCATTTCCTGCTTTTGAAAAATCAGTTCCAGTTCCAATAACTGCAGTCTTGCTCATTTGATAATAAGTACCAACACTTGCAGCAACACTACCATTAAGGTAATACGCTACCGAACTTCCTCCACTTGAATTACTTGGTAATGTAGCAAGTTGCCCATCACCTCTGATATATTGAGATGCCGTACCTGCACCCGTAACTGCAAGTGTGCCCGAACTTGTTATCGGGCTATTTGCAACACTAAATGCACTTGGCATTGTTAGTCCTACTGATGTAACTGTTCCGCTTGGTATAGTTGGGAATGTAGCAAGCGAACCATCGCCCCGAAGATATTGTGCTGTTGTTCCGGTAGGATCATCAAACTTTGCATCAAGAGCATTTTGCAAATCAGTCTGATTGCTAAGTGTTCCCGTAATCTGACCCCACACAGCTGCACCCGTAGTAGTACCACTATAATTAACTACCACATAAACCGGTGATACTGATGTGCTGACATACACATCACTACTTGTATAATTTATCTTGATTACCATCGTTAACTTGTTATTTGATCAACAACTTGGACAAAGCCTTGCATCCATGTAAATACACCAGAACCAGTAGTAACTTGGAGTTCATAGTTGAACTCACCAAGAGTATAAGTAGCAGTTGTGACAGCACTTAAAGTGACTGTCCTCTCATTAGTAGCACCTTGCACAAAAATAGCATTATCCCAAGTAAAAATTGTAGTACCGGAACTATTCTTTGCCATAAGTTTAAAAGTATATGTACTTACATTAATCGCCACCTCTTGACACTCATCTTCCCAAAATGATAATGGCAATACCCATGTATCACCCCTCTTAATTGTCCTTAAATTATGTTCGCCTATCATAATGTAAATTTAAGATTTATTATGGTTATAATGCAATGTAAGCAGCAATAACTGATGTGCCATTTAATGCCGTTCCAAGTGATATAACAAATGACCCCGTAACTGTGTAATTATAGTACCACTTGCCACCATATCCAACGGCAACGAGTTTGTGAGTGGCAGGATTCCTTGCAGGGATATTACCACTTGTTACTGTGTAAGTATCCACTACCGTCAACTCAGTAAAGCTGCCAGTACCTTGAAGGGTATAGTTATAGTTTGCAATGCTTCCAACTGTGCTATCAAGAGTTAAATCTTGTATATAACAATCAAATTGATATATACGATAATTATTTTGAGCATCAATTAAATCAAGAAAAGCAGTAAAT